ATGGCAAGCAAGGAAGCAAACAAGAAGTACGTGGAGGCATATTGGGGACGCCGAGCGCAGCGTGAGAACGGTCAAATAGAGACCGTGAATCGGCATGAGAAGTCTGTGACGCTCTCAACAGACGACAAAGACTTTTTCCCTGAACTCGCCAAAATGGACGTTGAGACCTCTGTCAAGCGTGAGGGGCGTTCTGACGCAAAGTACATCAAGGCTCTTGAAGACGCTAACAGAATGTACAGGAGTGAGAACAAACGCCTGATTAGGCTTCTGACAAAGTATCAGGAGGTAATCAAGCTCGGTTTAACAGCATTAAAGCATAAAGAAGATGAAGAAATCTAAAGTTTTCAAATGGGCGTTGTTAATCGTCCTCGCTACATGGTTCACGTTCTCTTTCATCGTTCTCATCGGCGAGGAAAACCCAAAGAACCCTTTGACCCTCATTCAGTTTTTCTTTATGAAAGTGGGGGCGTTGGCAAGCATACTTGTAACAAGCTTCTGTTTCACGAGGTTGAATGAAAAGGGGTTCTTGCCTGACCTCTCAAAACTGATTGACGAGGAGGAATAGCGTATGTGTGAAGTATGTCACGGACACCCCAACTGCCCCGTCTGTTCTCCCGAGCCACGAATGATTGAGTGTGCCGCCTGTCAAGGTCAGGGCTATGTATGGTATCGCTACGACCTTGAAGAGAACAGAGAAACAGAAGTGACGGAGAAAGAGTTCAACGCTCTGCCCGCTGACGAGGACGAAGCCATTGAAAAAGGGCTGCGCTATTGTCAGGGCGAAAAAGAAACGTGTTCTGTATGTGACGGAACGGGCGAGGTTGAGGATTATGAACTTTATGAACCCGAATGGGACGATTGATTTATGAGCGTAACACTTGAAGAAATGAATGAGAAGCTCGACCGTATCGGCGAGTTGGCTCTGATAAGCGCAAAAACGGTTCTTGACCTGAACGAAGCAGCTTTGTTCACGGGGTTCAGCACGGGACACCTCTATCGCCTGACATCAGGGCGACAGATACCGCACTTCAAGAAGAACCGCAAACTTTATTTCAAAAAGTCTGACCTTGAAGCATGGATGTGCGACAACAGAGTTCAGACCGAGAAAGAGATAAACTGCAAGGCAGCAACATATTGTTCAACTCACAAAAGATGAAGTCTATGGGAGAGAGAATAAACAGCCACCTGAGGCTTATCCGTGAACGTCTTCTTTCAGGCGGTTCTATAACGCCCCTTGAAGCCCTGAGGGACTTTGGCTGTTATCGCCTCGCCTCTCGTATAAGTGACCTCAAAAAAGAGGGTCTGAACATCAAGAAGACAATGGAGAAAAGCGTCAGCCGTGTGACGGGTCTCACGGTCAGATACGCAAGATATTTTTTAAGCCCGAAGAAATGAAGCAACGCCCGAAGCATAAAGAGGGCATAAAATAACAAACAAAATGGAAGAAATCATTGAAGTAAAACAGGCTGATATGCTCCAAGCTCTCAACCGAGCTGACATTGACGCACAGGTTGCCACGGCACACGCCTACCCCCGTGACATCAACAGAGTTTTGAACACCATTGAGACGCTCGCGACTATGGATCAAGAGACCGCAGAAGACTGTTTCTACGTTCTGAGACGCAAAGACAAGGACGGCAACGACAGCGTCATTAATGGTCTTTCAGTTCGCATGGCTGAGATTATCGCCAACGCTTGGACGAACCTCAGGGTTGCGACCCGCATCATCGGCAATGACGGGCGTATGATAACGGCTCAGGCTGTTTGTCACGACCTTGAAACCAACGTTGCGGTCTGCAAAGAGGTCAAGAGAAGTATCGTCACAAAGAAAGGCTACACGTTCAGTCAGGATATGCAAGTTGTGACGGGCAACGCCGCCGCTTCTATCGCCCTGAGAAACGCTGTACTGACGGTTATTCCAAAGGCTGTCACAAAGCGCATCATCAACAACGTGAAAAAGGTTGCGCTCGGTCAGTCTATTGACCTTGAAACAAGCCGTCAGAACGTCATTCAGTATTTCGCAAAATTGGGCGTTAAGGAGGAGCAGCTCTTCTTCTACCTCGGTGTGAAGAGCGTTCAGGAGATTGACAAACAGAAAATCTTCGAACTCAGAGCGACAGCCAACGCAATCAAAGAGGGAACGACAACCGTTGAAGAGTGTTTCGTGAAGCCCGCCATTGAAGCCAAGAAACAGGCTGACGCAGTGAAGAAGACAAACAGCGCACAAGACAGAGCCGCTGCCGCTATCGCTCAGGCTACGGGCGCACAAGCCCCTGAGGGCGTTGACCCTGAGACGGGCGAAATAAAACAGCCCGCTGCCGAGAACTCAAAGAAGACATCAAAGACAACAACTAAAAAATAACAGCATTTATGGAAATCAAGATTGAAAACGCAAAGGCTGCTTTGAAAACAGCCGATGAGAGCGTCAAAAAAGTTCTTCTCGCTCTCTTACCCGAATTGAAAGAAACAGAGGCACAGACAGCCGCAAATCGCCCGATTACAGAACGTGTGAAGACCTTTGAGGACGCTTGCCGTGAAACAGGTGTTGATCCTGAGATATATGAAGACAATTTCGATAACACCCCCGCTGACGTGATAGCGTTCTTGAAGCTCCGTGTAATAGCCGCCGCCCTGAATGAGGGTTGGAAGCCTCAGTTCACAGAAGACGAGTGGCGTTGGTATCCTTGGTTCACGCTATGGACGGAAGAAGAACTGTCAGAGAAGAGTGACATTCAGAAAGCCTCCCGACACCTCATATCAACAGGAGACTTTGCGGGCTTCGCTTGTACGGGTTCGATTAGCTCCCCCTCGTTTGAGAGTACGTCCGTCGGTTCTCACCTTTGCTTTAAGAGCGAAGCTCTCTCCACGTATTGCGGCAAACAATTCATCAGCCTTTGGGCTGACTTCAACCTGATTAAGAAATAACAAGTTAAACCCTCAAAATAACAGCAAAATGAAAGATATTGAAAAAATCATCGCAGACCTCAAAGCATGGGCCGAAGAAGACAAAGAGAATAGAGCGATCGTACTTGTTGCAGTTCAGAAGACAGAAGACAAAGAAGAAAGCTACTGCTCGCAGCGGCGCACCGTAACTCAGGGTATCATGGGCTATCTCGTTGACGCTTTTCAGAATGTTCTGAATGACAAAGACTCTGAGGACGGCTTGCGTGAGGTCTTGAAGCACGCAATACACCGTGAAGCAATGACGGGTCTCATAGAGTTTGACGACCGTCTGTTGAAGAAGAGCGACAAGAAGTCTGAGAACAGTTCAGAAGAGGGAAAGGAGGCTGACCATGAGTAATCAGGTTATCAGACCGAAAGACCGCACAGAGTGGTTGAAATATCGCGAGAGCGGTATCGGTTCATCAGAGGTTGCGACAATCGTAGGGCTGAACCCATGGGAAACGCCTTATCAGTTATGGAGACGCAAGAAAGGTCTTGACCCCGCAAAACAGGAGAACTTCGCAATGAAAGCGGGTCACTATCTTGAAGACGCAGTTGCTCAGTTCTTCAAAGATGAGACGGGCTGCGAGATAATCAAGCGTTCTGCCATTGATTGGATGATAATCAACACAGAGAAGCCGTACATGCGTGTCAGCCCTGACCGCACGTATTGGCTCAATGGTCTCCCCCACAACGCTCATAACAAGGGTATCTTGGAGTGCAAAACAACACAAATGAGCATTGACCCCGAAGACCTCCCCAAACACTGGTTCTGTCAGGTTCAGTATCAGCTCGGAGTTGCGGAGCTTCAAGAGGCTTCACTTGCATGGCTTTGTTCAGGGCGTGAGTTCGGCTACAAGAACCTGACCTTTGTTCCTGACTTCTTCAAATGGCTCTGTGAAGAGGTTGACCGCTTTTGGATTGACTACATTCAGGGGGACAAAGAACCTGACCCGCAGAACGCCAAGGACATTCTCTTGAAGTTCAACAAGCACACGGGCGGCAAGGTCATTGAGACAACTGACGAGATTTTTCAGGCTTATTCAGACCTGAAAGACGTGAAGCAGCAGATCGCAGAACTCTCAGACCGAAAGACCGAGCTTGAAGAGAAGATAAAGCTCGGCTTCGGAGACGCAGAAGCCCTGAGCTACGGCGGCGATACAATCGCGACATGGAAAAGCCCCAAGCCCTCAGAGAAGTTTGATGACAAGGCTTTCAAGGCAGACCACCCAGACCTCTTCAAAGAGTATGCTAAGACGGTTCAGGGCGCAAGGCGTTTTCTCTTAAAGTGATTACAATGTAATCGTATAACCAAACAGGCAGATGAACAGAATGAACAAATAACATATAAAACTCCGCTCATGGGTGAGAGCAGCCGAAAGGTCTCTCAACGCAAGTAGTTATGCGTGGTTAGCCCTGTCAGCGGGGTTTTCTCAGATAGACAAGAAACAACATGATACAGTTACGTTCAAATCAGGTTGAACCGATAGAAAAGGCTATCAGTTTCTTTCAAGAGAAGAAGCCGAAGCCCTCTTTGATTGTTCTCCCGACAGCATGGGGAAAATCAATTCTGACAGCCTTTGTCGCGAAGAACACGAACGATAAGATGATCGTTCTTCAGCCCTCAAAAGAGTTGTTGGAACAAAACTATTTGAAGTATGTGAACCTCTGTGACGGGTTCGCTAATGCGGGTATATACAGCGCAAGTTTCGGGAGCAAGGAAATCGCTCAGATAACCTATGCAACGATAGGTTCAATCAAGACGCTCGGGGCAAAGTTCAAGGCTCTCGGCTTCACAAAAATGCTGATAGACGAGGCACACCTCTTCCCCCGTGAGGCAGACAGCATGCTCGGCACGTTTCTCAAAGAGAGCGGCATCACTCACGTTCTCGGCATAACGGCGACACCTGTCAAGCTGCAGACGGGCAGAGACCAATTCGGACAGAATTATTCAAAGCTCGTCATGCTGACATCAAGAAGCAAAAAGGGCAATTTCTTCAAAGACATTATCCATGTCGGTCAGGTCTCAGAAATGGTGCGCCTCGGCTTTTGGTCTCCCCTGACTTATGAGGCTTCACAGTTTGACGACAGCCAACTTGTTTTCAATAGTTCAAAAAGCGAATACACGGAGGACAGCGTTCAAAGGGCTTTTGAAGAGAACGGCGGCACACAGACGATTATCAACGCTCTTGACGCTCACCCTGAACGGCAGCACATTCTCGCCTTTGCCCCCTCAGTTCAGGACGCTATAAGTCTCTCAGAGCGTTATCCGAATTCGGCTGTCATATACGGCGATATGGATAAGCGTGAGAGGACTTCAATCATTGAGCGTTTCAGAAAGGGCGAAATACGGGTCATATTTAACGTGAGAGTGCTTTCAACGGGCTTTGACTATACAGGTATCGACTGTATAGTTTTAGGCGTTTCTACGGCTTCTATCGCCCTCTATTATCAAATCATCGGACGAGCCACTCGTATTGACCCTCAGAAGAAAGACGCTCTGATAGTTGACCTCGGCGGCAACGTTCAGCGTTTCGGGCGTGTTGAAGACCTGACCTTTGAGAAAGGCAGAATGTGGCGTTTGTTCGGTTCAGGCGGGCGGCTGCTCTCAGGCATACCAATCGCAGAAATCGGTCAGTACACCCGTGAGGACACTCAGGTTGTTGACGCTCAGGCGGCGCAGCCGATTGTCATTATGCCTTTCGGCAAATATAAGGGGGAAAAGATAAGCAACATACCTCTTGATTACCGCAAATGGATGATAAGGGCTTTTGAGTGGAACAGCCGAAACGTGAAACTGAAAAAATCAATCATGGCAACCCTTTAATCAAGACAACATTATGGCAAGACCAAAACGAACAACAGTTGACTATTACCCGCATTATGTGAAATGCGGGCGCACGATCTACATTCTTGAAGCCCGCTTCGGGAATGACGGTTATGCTTTTTGGTTCAAGGTTCTTGAAGTTCTCGGGGAGAGTGAGGGGCATTTCTATGACTGTTCTGTTTCTTCAAATTGGGAGTATCTTCTTGCAAAGACACGGGTCAACGCTCAGACGGCGACAGAAATAATCGGAGTTCTTATCAACCTCGGGAAGATTGATGCAGAGCTATGGGAAAAGAACCGTGTTATTTGGATAGAGAATTTTGTCAACAACCTTACTGAGGTTTACAGAACCCGCCGAACGGAATTGCCTCAAAAGCCTGTTTTCAAAGAAGAAAAACAACAACCTGAAAATGTTATCTCCGAGAAAACCCCTGATAAAGAACAGTTAAAAGAGATAAAACCCGCCAAAGGAGAGAAGAGTAAAGGAGAGGAGAGCAAAGAGAAATATCCTTATCAGGATATAGTCGCCATGTGGAACTCTCTGTGTCTCTCATGCCCCAAGGTTCTGAAAGTCACAGAGGCGAGAAAACAGAAAATGAAGACCCGCTTTCAAGAGTTCGGCGTGAAGCGTGAAGAACTGACAGACTTCGTGATGCGCCTCTTTCAGCGTGTTCAGGCTTCTGACTTTCTCACGGGGCGCAGCACTGACAAAACGGGTTGGGTTGCCAATTTTGATTGGGTCTTTGAGAATGAGAAAAACTGGGTCAAGGTCTCTGAGGGCAACTACGACAACAAGAGGGGCGACGGTTCAAACACGGCACAGAAGCCCGTACAAGCCACTGACGGCTCTCAGGTTCAGTTGGGCGTTGGAGAATACATAGACGGCTCAGGGCGGCGCACATACGGCACGGGGCGGGCTAATATCCCAATGACGGCAGCACCCCGCCCGTCTGAGCGTTATTCATGGGACGCTGCTTCACATACATGGATTTTGCAATGACACAGAAGAAAACGGACATCAGCCTTGAAGAAAAGGCAAGGCGGGCGAACGGTCTTAGCCGTTCTTGCTCAAAGTGTAATCATTTCCCCTGTTCAGAAGTCTTTTCAAGGCTCTGCAGCGAGGCTTTTGTTGAGGGCTTCAAAAAGGGTTATCAAAAACACAGAAAGGAATTATCAAAATGAAAAGTTATTCAGACTTCGGCATAAATATCCCCTACGGGCGCACATCGGGAAAGGTCAAGACCTTTTGCCCGCAATGTCATAATCAAAGGCATGACAGACGCGACAAAAGTCTTTCTGTTGACCTTGACAAAGGTCTTTGGAATTGTCATTATTGCGGTTGGGGCGGGTCTCTTGAAACAAAAGAGCCTTGGGAGCGTGAAGAACACCCGTGGCATAACTACGCTCCGATAAAGCGTCAGAAGCCTGTCTACAAGAAGCCCCCTCAGCACGCTTTGACGGCTGTCAGCGAGAGAGCCTTGAAGTGGTTTGAGGGAAGAGGAATAAGCGCAGCGACCCTGAACGCTCTGAAAGTCTCAGAGGGCATGGAATGGATGCCGCAGAACAACGCTCAGTCGAACACGGTTCAATTTAACTACTTCCTGAACGGTCAGCTCGTCAACACGAAATACCGCACGGGCGACAAGAAGTTCAAGCTCGTTTCAGGGGCGCAGCTTATCCCATACAACATTGATGCGATCAAGGGTCAGAAAGAGTGTATCGTGACAGAGGGCGAAATGGACGCTCTCTCATTCTACGAGATTGGCTTTCATAACGTTGTCAGCGTCCCGAACGGGGCTAACGCAAACCTTGAATACCTTGACGATTTCATCGAAGAGTATTTTGACGACAAAGAGACAATCTACATAGCCTCTGACACAGACACAAAGGGCGTTCTCCTGAAAGACGAGCTTTTGAGACGCTTCGGGGCTGAACGCTGCCGAATACTTGACTACGGTCAGGACTGCAAAGACGCTAACGAGGTCTTGATGAAGTACGGGGCGGCGGCTCTGAAAAAATGTCTCTCAGAAGCTCCCGAGGTCAAGTTGGAGGGGGTCTTCACGGTCTCTGACTTCGAATCGAACCTTGACGCTCTCTTTGAACACGGCATGCAGAAAGGCGCAACGATAGGGCTTGAAAACCTTGACCGCCTTATTTCATTTGAGACGAAACGCATCTGTGTCGTGACGGGTATTCCAGGCTCTGGCAAGTCTGAGTTCATTGACCAAATCGCCGAGAGGCTCAACATGCGCTACGGGTGGAAATTCGCGTATTTCAGCCCTGAGAACGCCCCGCTCGAATACCATGCTTCAAAACTGATTGAGAAGTTCACGGGACAGCACTTTGACCGTCAACACCTGACGCTCCCCGCTTACCGTCAGATAAAAGAATATCTGAACACGAACTTTTTCTTTATCAGCCCAAAGGAAGATTACAGGCTCGACACAATTCTTGAAAAAGCCCGCTTTCTTGTCAGAAGGCGTGGCATAAAATGTCTTGTCATTGACCCGTACAACCGCTTGGAGGACGAGGGTGACGGACACAACGAAACAAAGTATATTTCAAAGCAGCTTGACCGTCTGACGAACTTCGCACAGCGCAATGACGTTATGGTCATTCTCATGGCGCACCCGACAAAACAGTCAAAGAACAAAGACGGGGTTATCGAAGCCCCCACCCTTTATGACATCAGCGGCTCGGCGCACTTCTATAACAAAACAGACTTCGGTATTGTCGTTCACAGAAACAGAATTGACAACACGGTGGAGGTTCACGTTCAAAAGGTGAAATTCAGGCACCTCGGAGAGTGCGGAACGGCTCTCTTCAAATACAACCTGAACAACGGGCGTTACAGCCCATATACGGCGGGGGTTGAACCTTCATGGGACAACTCAAACCATCTTCAAGAGGAAATGCACAGACGGGAGAAAGAAGCGGAGGAGGCAGCGGGCTTTGACTTCACGGCTCAACCGCTTGACGAATGCCCGTTCTGACGAGATATAAGTTTAACCGAATAACAGACAGACAAAATGGAAGAAACAAAAATATTTGAGAGCCTGAAAGACAAACTGAAAAAGTTAAAGGCTCTCGCAGAAAGAGGCTGCGGAGGAGAGGCAGAAAATGCTCAGAGGCTCTTAGAACGTCTCTGTGCCGCTAACGGCATTGACTTGGGGCAACTGAACGATGAAGAGAAGAAAAGCCGTTATACGTTCAATATCGGGCGTAATAGCGTGTTCAAGACCCTTTTTGCTCAATGTTATTGCAAGGTTACCAACAGTTCGAGAATGAGTTACAGACAAGAAACACGCTCTAAAATCTCTCTTGAACTCACTCAGGTTGACTACGCAGAACTGAAAGGGCTGTTTGAATGGCATAAGGCGAATTTTGAAAAAGAACTTGAAGACATCAAAAAGACGTTTATTCATGCCTATTGTCAAAAGCACAGACTTTTCCCTGAAAGCTCCTCTGAGACTTCAAACGACAAGCCCCTGACAGAAGAGGACTTGGAAATGCTCAGGAAAATAATGAAAATGGAGGGACTTCTTAACGACAAGACTTATCAACACTTAATCGAAGAATGATATGGAAAGACAAGTGACAGTAGAAGAAGTGAAAAGTTTTCTCTCGGCTTCTGACAGACAATTTGTGAAAGGCGGCATCAGAGTTTCCCGTGTCCGCTTCAAACGTGATGAAGAGGGCAACTGCACGGACATTCTCCTTGACTACGAACAGACAGTTTCAGAGACAGGGGAAAGCAACGCTCAGGAGGGTTTAACACAGACTGACCCCGCAGACACGGACAAAAACCCCACAAAGGGTCTCTAACCCTCAGACAAGGGCAAGGGACAACCCTCAGGGAAAAAAGACAGAGAGAAGAGAGAAAGCCGTGAACGCAAATGTTCTGAACTTTCTTATAAAATCGGAAGTTAAACCATAATAAAAACAAGAAAAAATGGCAAATTTCAGCATTAAGGCAAACCTCCTGAAAATAAAGGGGGCTTTTGTGACAAACCTCAAAGGTAAGACAGCCACAAGGCGTTGTCTCGTTATTGACATTGACGAAAGCGGAATGTTTCTCGGCGAGAAAGGTTGTTACCTGAACATGGCGGCGATAGAAATGAATGAGAGCCGCTACGGGGACACTCACGTTGTCAAGGTCTCACTCGCCAAGGACGTTGTTGAGAAAATGACAGAAGAAGAGCGCAAGGCAATTCCTATCCTCGGCGGCATGCACCCGCTTCAATCTCAGGCGCAGCAAATTCAGGGTCAGTTAGACGGGGCTTCTGTATGTGAGAACATGGACGATCTGCCGTTCTGATAATCATCAGGCGGGCGCAGCCTCTTCTGAGACTGACAGAAATTCAAGGGCGGGGAGTTAAATCCCCGCTCTTTTGTCCCAAAAGCCGATTGCGCCCCCGCAAAAGACTTTCCAATGACGAGTGATAAATTACAGCAATCAACAAAGAAAAGCCGACAGCGGTCAATTTCGCCAAAATTAACTGACGTGTTCACGACCATTTGCAAGACCGACCTCCATGTTGTGTGTGTCAAAGAGTTCAAGTTCCACCCCGTCAGGAAATGGCGTTTTGATTATGCTATACCTGACCACAAAATCGCTCTTGAAGTTGAGGGCGGCGTATGGACGGGCGGGCGGCACACCTCTTCTGTCGGCTTTATGAAAGACATGGAGAAATACAATACGGCTACCCTCATGGGGTGGCGGGTTTTCAGAACAACGCCTGACGAGCTTTACCGCTTGAAAACCCTAAACTTGCTCAAAACGGCAATTTCAGGCGTTTTTGACCCCGAAAAGGCTTGATTTTGGGCTTAATATGATTATATTATAATCATCTTGTGTATTTTTGCAAACGGATAAAGTATAATAAATCAAACAGATAAAGACATGAAAACAGAAACTGTAAAACTTTCTCAGGTTCAAGTGAATGAGGCGAATCCGAGAACAATCACAAATGAGAAGTTTCAGAAACTTGTCAACAGCGTTCTCGCACTCCCGAAAATGCTTGAACTTAGACCGATTGTCGTTGACAACATGATGGTTGCCCTCGGCGGCAATATGCGCTTCAGGGCTTTGACCGCCATTTCTGACCTCTCAGAAGACGAGCTGAAAAGCCGCCTTTTCTCTCTCAATGACGTGAAGAAGAAGACAGAGGGCGAACAGCAAGCCCTCCTGACACATTGGCTGCGTTGGCGTGACAGCCCGACCGCAATCATCATCAAGGCTTCGGAGTTGTCAGACGCAGAGCAGCGTGAGTTCATCATCAAGGACAACATCGGCTACGGAGAATGGGACACGGACAGCCTGACCGCTCAGTGGGACAATGAAGAGTTGGTGGATTGGGGCATTGAGTTCCCTGACGCTGAAAACGCCCTGAACGCTCAGAACGGAAGCGGCTCAGGTTCAGAGAAGCAGAACAGCGCACCCGAAAGCAGCCTCTTTGACCGCTTCATCGTACCGCCTTTCTCAATTCTTGATACCCGCAAGGGATATTGGCAAGACAGAAAGAAGAAGTGGTATGACATCATCGGCGATATGGGCGAGAGCCGTAACGACACCCTTGTCACGTCTCTTGAAATCAAATATAAAGACCTCTATCAAAGAACCCGTGAACACAGAAAAGAACTCGGCATTTCTTTCAAAGAGTACATCGACAAGTACGTCAGTCAAGAAGACCTTGAAAAAGAACAGGCGAAAATCGTTGCTCAGGGCGTTTCAATTCTTGACCCCGTTATGGCTGAAATCGTCTGCCGTTGGTTCGGTCAGGAGAACGGCAAAGCCTTTGACTGTTTTGCGGGCGATAGCGTCTTCGGCTTTGTGGCTGCTTATCTCGGCAATGACTTCACGGGGGTTGAACTGAGAGAGAAACAGGCGGCTTTAAACAACGAGCGTATGGAGGGCATGAACGCCCGTTATATCTGCGATGACGGTCAGAACGTGGCGCAGCACATTGAGCCTGAGAGCCAAGACCTCCTGTTTTCTTGCCCGCCCTATTTTGACCTTGAAAAGTATTCAGACCTCCCGAATGATGCGTCAAATCAGGGGTCATACGAGGATTTCATCAAGATTTTGGAGAACGCTTTCACGGGGGCTGTTTCTTGTCTGAAAGAAAACCGCTTCGCCGCTATCTGTGTCGGAGACGTGAGAGACAAGAACACAGGCTTTTATTATGACTTCTGCGGCGACATAAAGCGCATATTCAAGCAGAACGGAATGCGCCTTTATAATGAGATAATCTTGGTCGAACAGACCGCTTCAACGGCTCTGAGGGCTTCACGTTACATGGATAGCCGCAAGGTTGCAAAGACGCATCAGCACCTCTTGGTCTTCTTCAAGGGCGACCCGAAGAAAATCAAGAAAGAGTTCCCGAAGATTGAGTACACAGAAGAAGACCTGTCAAAGACCGATTCAGACGAGACGGGTTCAGAGCATGAAACAGAGTAAACAGAAACGCCATGCAAGCAAAGATTTGGAATTTCTCTCAGTGGATAAAAGAGACCGACCCAAAGCGTCTCAGGGACATTTTCGATGAAGCCCTGAGAAAGTCAGGTTTCAACGTTCTCTGCTTCACTGACCACCATTTTCAGCCTCAGGGTTACACCGCTCTGTGGCTTCTGACAGAAAGCCATTTCGCCGTTCACACTTTCCCTGAATTTGAAAAGTCGTATATCGAGCTTTCAAGTTGTAACTTGGAATTCTATCAAGAGTTCCTAAAACTGACAAAAGAACTATGAGTGCAGCACAAGATAAGAAACAAAGACAGATGAAGCTCGCCCGCCTTGAAATCGTGGCGCAGCTCTTCAAGCGTGGTTACAGCCGCCGCAAGATACGGGAAGAGGTCAAGAACCGTCTTGACCTGAAAAGCTATTCCCTCGGCACGGTTCAGAGTGACGTTCAGACCTTGTTGGCTGAATGGCGTGAAGACCGTATCGAAAACACCGATGATTTGGTGCAGCTTGAACTTGAACGCATTGACGATGCGGTTAGAGAGTTGTGGGAACAGTGGGAGAAGTCAAAGACAGACTACAACAAGACACAACGCAAGCAGAAAGGCTCTCCCTCCCGTGACAGCGAGACGGGTCAGACCTCAATCAAGACGTATCAGACAGAGCGAACAGAAACAGAGGTTATCTGCCTTGGCGATGCTTCTTATATCGCCGAGATACGAAAGCAGCTTGAAGAACGCCGCAAGCTCCTCGGCTTGTACGCCCCTGAAAAGAAAGATATCAACGCCAACGGCTCATTTGCCGCCTATCTCATTGAGAGCGGCATGATAGATGAAGCCGAGCAAGAGGCGGGAGAGGTCAAGGAAGACGAATAAGCCCGATTGCGGCTCTCTGTCGGCGTAAGTGTTCTGAGTGGTTCACTTATCCCATTCAAAAGCGTACCGCCGACATACTCAAAATTCGGAGAAAATAACTATGGCAAAGAAACAACGGAAAGAAACAATCAAGAAGCTCAGTTTTGAGGTCATAAACTCATGGCGGGCAGATTGGAATAAATTTGTCCGTGAAGCCTTTGGCGTGAACCTTGACCCCGAGCAGCAAGAAATTCTGTCAAGCGTTCAACACAACAGGCGCACGTCCGTTGCCTCAGGCACAGCCCGTGGCAAAGACTTTGTTGCCGCTTGTGCCGCCATATCGTTTCTTTATCTCACGCCCCGTTGGAGGCGCACAAAGAACGGAGGCGCAGAGTTGATTGAGAACACGAAAGTGGCTCTGACAGCCCCGACCGACCGTCAGGTAAAGAACATCATGATGCCTGAGATTAGCCGCCTTTATAACAGAGCCAAGGCAAGAGGCATACAACTGCCAGGGCGCTTGAACGCTTATGACATCAGAACAGAAAGCGATGAATGGTTTCTGACGGGCTTCAAGGCTGACGAGAACAACCATGAAGCGTGGTCAGGCTTTCACGCTGTTCATACAATGTTTGTCGTTACCGAGGCAACAGGTATCAGCGATGATACGTTTGGGGCTATTGAGGGTAACTTGCAAGGCGACTCACGCATCTTGATCGTCTTCAACCCGAACACAACAGTCGGCTACGCTGCCCGCTCTCAGAAAGGAGACCGTTGGCACAAATACCGTCTGAACAGCCTGACAGCCCCGAACATCGTTCAGAAAAAGACCGTCATTGCGGGTCAGGTTGACTATGAGTGGATTCAAGACAAGTTGGCGAACTGGTGTACTGAAATCAGAGAAGAAGAAGCCACGGCAGAATTTGACGACTTTCAGTTTGAGGGCAAGTGGTATCGCCCCGAAGACCTGTTCAGAAAGAAAGTCTTGGGTAAATTCCCCAAGGTGGGCGAAGACGTTCTTATCCCTGAACAGTGGTTGGAAATCGCACATCAGCGTTGGAAAGAGGCTCACGGGCGGCAACCCGTCTCAACAGAGCCACGGATCATGGGCGTTGACGTTGCGGGCATGGGACGAGACTGTACTTGCTTTGTTGAGCGTCAGGGCTGTTGGGCTTCTGAGTTCAAGACACACAACAGCGGCGGCTCGGCTGACCACATGAAGATTGCGGGGGCTATCACAGACCGCCGCCGACATGAGATTGAAATGTACGTCAGCATTGACACAATCGGCGAGGGTGCGGGCGTGTTCTCCCGTTGTGTTGAGAATGAACGGCGTGAGAACTCTCATTACATCATCAGTTGCAAATACTCAGAGGGTGCGAAAGGCTTCAACGGCAAGAACCTGACCGACACAACGGGCCAATATGAGTTCCTGAACATGAGGGCGTATCTCTTTTGGGCTGTGCGTGATTGGCTGAACCCGAAGAACGAGACGGGTGCCATGCTGCCGCCTGACCCTCAGTTTGATGAAGAGGCAACAGAAATAAAATGGTCTTTCAGGTCAGACGGACGCATATACATTGAGCCGAAAGAAGACATCAAGAAGAGGCTCGGACGAAGCCCCGATAAGTTTGACGCTTTCGCGAACACGTTCTATCCGCTCAGAGGAAGCCGCCGCATTGACCTGAAGCGTATCGCCCGTATGGTACACAGATAATTCAAGTTTAACAAATAAATCATCAAAGAAAATGACTATCGAAGAAATCCTTGCCTCACTCAGGACAGAGGCTCAGAAAATAGCCTTTCTGAAAGAGAAGACTATCAACGTCCCATTGTGGCGTGGTCGCTTTGGTCTCATTCAAGAATTTGACCCGACAAAGCACCCTGTTATGAACAAAGCCAAATACCCTGATATTGTCACGGACAGCGGCATTCAGGAGGTAACTCGTGTGACGTGTGACTTGCAGCGGCTCGCCGTGAAGCGCATGACAGAACTTGTTACGGGCATACCCGTGAAGCGTGTTTACAGCCCTGAGAATGACCGTCAGAAAGAAGTGGCGAACTATCTTGAAAAGATATTTGACAAGAACCGCATTGACAGCGTGAACATCGAACGCTGCAATATGCTCTTTGCGGGTTGTGAAGTTATGACGCTATGGTACGCCGTTGAACTGAAGCACACGACCTACGGTTTTTCTTCAAACCTGAAATTCCGCTGCCGCAACTTCTCCCCTATGCTTGGCGATGACCTTTACCCGCTCTTTGATGAATACGGCGACATGATAGCCATGTCTGTGGCTTACACCCGTAAGAGCGGCAAGAAAACCGTTCAGTACTTTGACTGCTATACTGCAACCCGCCACATCAAATGGTCAACAGAGAGCGGCGAATGGGCTGTCATTGAAGATGAAGAGATAACTTTGTTAAAGATACCGTGCATCTATATGTGGAGACCGACCCCGATATGGGAGGACACGTCAAAGACCGTCTATGAGATTGAATGGTCGCTGTCAAGAAACGGCAATTATCTCCGTGAAAACTCAAAGCCTATCTTCGTTGTTCTCGCCGATGATATTATTCAGTTCGGCGATGAGAAAAGTTCAAATGAAGAGGCGAAGAGCGTCATGCAATATCCGAAAGGCTCAACGGCTCAATACGTCACATGGCAACAGGCGACTGAAAGCCTGAAATACCATGTCGACACCCTGAGAAACCTTTTCTTCACTCAGCTGCAGTTGCCTGATTGGTCATACGAGAAAATGTCGCAGCAAGCCCTCTCAGGTGAGAGCCGCAAGCAAATGTTCATTGACGCGCAGCTCAAAGTCAAAGACGAAAGCGGTCGTTTGATTGAGTTCTTTGACCGTGAAATAAATGTCGTTAAAGCGTTCTTGAAGATTGTTCTTGGAGAGGCTTACGCCGCCGACATTGACGCTCTCCCCGTTGAGACCGTTGTCACGCCTTTCTCTATCACAGACAAACAAGACTTGGCGAACTTCCTCATGTCTGTGAACGGCGGCGAGCCTATCATGTCGCAGCGTGAGAGTATCGAAGAGTTCGGACACAGCAACGATGTGGATAAGACACTCGAAGAGATAGCCCAACAAGGTGTTGGGGACGCTTTTAACCTAACCGTGTAATATGGCAGCCGTTAAGATTTCACAGATGACTTTCGGAGAAAGTGAATTTGTCCGAGGAAATGAGGCGTGGCGAGCAGAAACATTATATCTTTTCGCTAAAGCCAAGGAATACCCAGTACGCGATTTACCTCTGTGGGCTGTAGATTTAACCAGCAAATCATTTTCCGCAGATAATTTATCACAATTCATCTTTCAATGTAAGCGCGTACAGGATTGTTCACTCGAGTATCCAATAATTCTTGATGATTATGGACAGATTGCAGACGGGTATCACCGTGTATGTAAGGCGATAATGGAGGGGCGCGAAACGATTAAGGCTATACGGTTAGAAGTGATGCCCTCTCCCGACCGCATTATAAACGATTATTGAATATGGTAAAAAGAAAAAACAAGCAACCCAAAGAAGACGTTAAATATCGCTGCCGTGATTGCGCCAATAGTTATGATTGGCACAGCAAGGCTCTTGACGGTCATTTGATTTTGTGCCGCTGCCCTCATGATGAAAAGACAGAACACGGGCGGTGGTGCAAATTCCTGAATGACTTTCAATGTGATAAATTTATTCTGAGAGACAATGGCACTCAATAAATACGACAAACAACATCTGCGCAACCTGACAGCCTACGAGCATCAGGTTGACGCTATATACAGGGCGGCGGTCAAAGAAGCCGCTGCCCTTGGGCTTTCTATCCGTGATTTAGACCCGACACGGCTCTTTTCTTTCTCTGACTATCCAATTACACGCAAAAGGTTTGAAAGTCTCTTAGAGAGCCTAAAAAGCGGGTTGTCGGCTGTCATAGTGAACGGCGTGAACCATGAATGGACACTCGCCAACAACAAGAACAACGAGCTGTGCCGTCAGGTCTTCGGCGATAACGTTGGCAAGCTCTCAAACGCCCAATATCGCCGATACTTCAAGAACAACGAAGAAGCCCGTGACGCATTTCTCGCCCGCAAGGTTCAGGGCTTGAACCTCTCTGACAGAGTTTGGAAATATACAAATCAGTTCAAAGAGGAAATCGAACTTGGGCTTGACATCGGTCTGAGAAGCGGTAAGGCGGCTGAACGTCTTCAAAAAGACTTGCAACTGTTTCTTCAACACCCTGACATGCTCTTTCGCCGTGTCAGGGACGAACACGGGCAGTTGGTCTTGTCAAAGCGTGCGGCGGCTTTCCACCCTGGGCGTGGCGTGTACCGAAGCTCATATAAGAACGCCCGCCGCCTCGCAGCAACAGAGACGAACATCGCATATCGGTCGGCTGACTTTGCCCGTTGGCAAGACCTTGACTTTGTTGTCGGCATTCGTGTTGTTCTGAGCAATAACCACACTCTTTTAGGAGCTGACGGGAAACCTCACAAATTTACCGACATCTGCGATGAACTGAGCGCACCCGTGGGAAGCAAGGCTGTCAAGGGTCAGGGCTGTTACCCAAAGGACTTCAAGTTCACGGGGTGGCATCCTCATTGCCGCTGTCACGCTGAAACAATTTTGAAGACCGAGGAAGAAATGATGCGTGACAACGAAAGGCTGCTCAGGGGCGAAGAACCTCTGAAAGAAAGCGTGAACACGGTCACGGGCGTACCTCAGGAGTTCGATGATTGGCTGAAAAACAACAAAAAGAGGGCGAAAAGAAGTACGTCTGTGCCTTATTTCATCAGCGACAACGAGAAATACTTGCCTGAGGGTTACAAGAACTTGTACGCCCTTAAAACGCCGTATGAAACTTATGCTGAATATGAAGCCGCCATGAGATATAACAAGAAGCACACTGACTTCACGCCTGAGGTCTTGAAGAACATCAGAGAGTTAGACCAAACCCTCCCCGTGATGCAAGGCAAGATAATGAATTTCACAGAGGCTGACCAACTGAAAGGCAACCCGCATTTTTCTGATCCTGACGCATCGAAAGAGGGGTTTCACGATAATTGTCAGACCTGTACAATAACTTATGAGTTAAGGCGCAGAGGTTTCCCCGTTGAAGCCTTGCCGAATAAAGACAATGAGTTTTATGAAGTGTGGTGTCCGAAAAATAATCTGACATGGAACGACCGCTTTCTTAACCCTGACGGCTCACGCCCAATAAAGACCCGTCCCTCAGTGTTGAGTGACACGATAACCGCCAAGGTTGGGTTTATTGAGGGCGCAACAAAAGAGACAGGGCGTTACGAGCTTTATCTGAAATGGAAATCTGTGCGAGGGCGTGACGGAGGAGCGCACGTTATGATTGTTGAAAGGCAGAAAGACGGCAATCTTTTATGGTTCGACCCTCAGTCAGGGAAACACGGCTCTTCAAAAACGTTCAACGGGTTTATGAAGAGTGCCGTCCCCGTAAAGTTAAGCGTTCTGAGAATTGACGATAAAATCATTAACCCCAAATTCTCAGAACGTTTCAAAAAGGCTTCAAAGTAATTCTAAAGCCTCTTCTCCATAAACTGTTTCAACGGTCTTCCCGTCAAAAAGATAAATCACGGGAAGACCCGTTGGAACGGCTTCCCCGTTTTCATCAACATATCCCACAGCGAAAGCGTCTTTCCCTCTTCGCTTTCCAATAAATCCGACACTATTCCACCCTTCTTTGTCGGCTTTCTCTTGAATGATTTTTGGTATTTTCATACATTTTCTCTGATTAAACACGGGTTTTCTCGTAGAATATCCCGCTATAAGTTATTTTTCTCGAATTTGACGCACACGGGCTTCGGTTTTCTCTTTGGTGTAATTATTCACTTAGAAAATTATCGCCCGACAGAGAGCCGCAATCGTCTTTTAACCCTTAAATCGAAACTAAGTTATGATTTTATCAGGTCACGGGGCAAAGATAAGCCCCTTTTGCTGAGATAACGGCAAAACGCCCGATTTATTGTCTCGGAGGGTCAAAAACGGGCGTTCAGGCTGCAAGTGCAGTTATGCTTAAATCTGAAATAAGCCCGATTTGCCCGTTTTTAGCCCCGCTGACGGCTTTTCTCTTGTCATTGGTGTAATTTATTATCTGACGGTGTAAAACACACTGTACGGGCTTTATTTTGTCTTTTCGTGTGAAGCGGTTCACGGGTCACGGTTGTTTTCGCCCCCGTGTATGGGTTGCCGTCTGAAACGCCGATGTTCCAAAGGCGGCTGACCTTGCACCCGATTTGTTCAGGGCTGAAACGCTCATAGATAGCCGAGAGAGACGTGAAGAAGAAATCCCGCTCCCCCGTCTGTTCGGGCGGCTCTCTGAATGTCACTCGGTAAATGAACCCGCAGCGGGCTTTGTCTTTCTCTTCCCCGCCTGTTGTCTGTCTGTTGTCTGTCATTTGTTTTTTCGTTTTGCTCGCCTGACTGTCTGAGGCGAAAATTTAACTTCAATTCAGGAGGGCGAAATCACAGAGTACGTTAGTACTTTTTCTCTCCTTTTCTCTGCTCTCCTTTATACGCGCGCAGGTAGCGCATTTTCTCGCAGAAAACTTGGGTTTTCTCAGAGATAACCACCCGTTATCTACGAGAAAATTAAAATTTTTAACAAATAAAGCTACTTTTCCTCGAAAAGAGTTTTGAGTGAATAGAACGGCGAGAAGCGTTTGATGCGTGAGGCGGTTTCTTGACCCCATATCGCTGCTATGAGACGGATAGCGTCCACGTCCCCGTCAAAGGCGATTGCGCTCTCATGATTGTTGAACTCATAACAGTAGACTTCCTGAGGGTCGCACTCTGTTCTTATGCGGTTCTGAATGTCATGAATGTGGGCGAACTCGTAGCATTGTAAATAAAATTTCAATCATCGCTCGTATTGTATTGTTAAATTTTCAGGTTTTACAGGAAACCAATAACTATCTTTGTCGAGGTAGATACAATGCCCATATTTCCAAAGGTCGTTGTCCTTGCCTATGGCGATTATTATCATATCGGGGAACGATACCCCATAATCATTTGTAAATACGACCCTATCACCGGGTTTGAAGTCAATCTTGGGATTGGGTACTATATCCGACAGGCGTTGCACGAAATGCCCAGCCTCGTTACCCCTGCGGAGCCAATCTCTTATCTCTGTGTTCATAATATAAACTTTGTTTTGATAGATTTATTGCCTTTCGGCTTATGAAGCCCGTCAGGGGCTTTCTGCGGCTCTCTGACGGGCTTTTGTTGTTTCTGCTTATAATCCTTTCAGTATTTTGTCGAAAGCCTCTTCTGCGGTCTTTTTAACGCCCTCAGGGTCTCCGTAAAACTCCTGAGCGGCTTGAAGAATTATAAACATTTGTTTAACTTTACTCGGTTCATCAACTGTCCTGAGAGTTCATGCAGCTCACGGCTTCTTTCAGGCGTGAGTTTACGGGCGTGAGCCGTTATCGCCTGAGTGAGCTTCCAAAGGGTTGCCCCGCCCTGAACGCCGTCCTCGGGGTCGTTGCGCATCAATATCTTTTCGACCTCCTTGCTCTCTTGTTTCAGAAGACCGCCGCTGCTTGTCAGGCGTTTCAGTTCGTGTTCGAAGTCAACATCAATCTCCGAAGCCCCCTGTATCTCAATCGCCTTTTGCATGAGATTGTCCTTACTGAACAGACCCTTTGTGAGGTCTTTGACAGCCGAGACGGTTGTCTTCGTGTCGAGTTCATAGGTCTTGTTGGATAGCTGCAGATTGTCAGGCAGCTTTGAACCCAAGTGAACTTGCTTCATAACGCTCTCCCTGACCATACCGTTAAGGCAAGCCCCGTTCAGGAGAAAGGCTCTCATATCAACAGCCCCGTCCCCGTAGTCAGAGGTTGAGAAGCGTGCGCCCGCAAAGATTGTGACAGTTCCGTTCTTCACGGTCGGTATCTCAATCGGTGTCGGAAGAATTGTCTCCGCCCATACCTTGGTGTCGTTCATATAAGCGTCAGAAATGACTGCGCCCTGACCCGCTGCCTCCTGAACAAACGCCGTGAGAATTTCAACTGAGTTCAGGCGGCGATAACTGTCAGAGAGAACACCCCTTACTTGCTGCCCTACGGTTCTGACAAGAACACGGCTGCGCTGCGTCCAATCGCTGTGTTGGTTCAGAAGATGGGCAGCGAGAGCTATCGCCCAAGGCTCGCCGCTTGCAAGTCCTCTGAGATAACGCTGCGGTATACCCATGCGCTCGGCGAGCTGTCCGATAGCGTTGTCATGGAGAGAAAACTGACCGTCAGGCATGTTCATCGTCAGAGGCTGTGAACTTATCTCTTCAACCTCTGTGAAGCCGTCTGTCGGCTGACCGCCCGAGAACGTGATAACGGGCGTGTGGCTCTTCGCTTTCAGGTTCACGCCGATAGGTGCGATATAATCCTGAGCGATTTTGCCCTCATTGATAAGGCGTTCCATGGTAGCCTGAACGCCCGCTGCCTTGCCGTCTATCATTCTGTGAACTTTGTTCATTACTACCTCGTTCAAACCTTTCTGTAAGTCTGTTGTTGCTGTCATAATTTTGAAATTTATATGGTTATTAAAAACTTTTCTGATTCTTCAAAGAGTTCATCAGGGGTCAGGCTCTCAGAGCTTGGCTCGAAGCCTGAGAGGTAAGCAGCCTCTATGATCGTGCTTCTTTCACTCATCGTTTCAGTCTCCTTTCTTCTTGAAGAACGTCGCGAATGACGATACGGTGTCCCGCTCTTATGAGCTTCGGCAGATATGTGTCAAGAGCGTGGCGTGGAAACATCGTCTGACGGTCTCCTGCCTTGTCTCTTGTCAGGGTTATGCCGAGGATGCGTGATACGTTCTCGGCGTCTTCCTGATAACTCTCGTAGAAATTCCCGTATCTGAATAACAACAGACAATCGGGGTGCATGCCTTTCAGTTCAGTGAACTGTTTCTTTTTTGCTTCTGTCATAATTTTGATCTCCTGTTTTTGATTATTTGTAGTAGAAAGAAAACTTGATACCTCTGCGGAGCTTGCAGACACAGACATCGTCCATGCATGCAAATGCTCTCTTCAAAAGTTTGTTCAGCATCTCAACGCCGATGAGAGCTATCGCTCCCGAAACGCCTACGAGCTTATGAACCTTGCGTCCCTGAGCGTCAACGCCGCTTACCTTGATGTGGAAGCTTCTGTTGATGTCCTTTGAACTGTAAGCGAGACCGTTCTTGTTATTGTTTGTTGAGACCTTAATCATTTTTCTTTCAATTTGAGTGTTAAACTTATGTTTAAATGTGATTACCTTAAAATCACGTTGCAAAGATAAGTGAGGTATTTTGGAAATAACAAACTTTTCTCCGAGTATTTTTAACCGAACAGATAAATTTAACCTTTATTAAGAGTAATTACCCAAAACTCGCCCCTATATAGAAAAAATCCATACAACCAAATATTTTGTGATTATTATATAATCATCTCGAAGAAGTATTGTATCTTTGTCGCAGTTTACCGTACAGTTAAATATTTCATAATTATGAGAAAAGCAATTTTAGATGCGCTGAAAGCCAAATTTCAGGGGGTCAGCGAATCAGTTTTGAACAGGATTGCGGACAAACTCTGCAAGACTGTCACAACCGCTGAACAGGTTCAAACCGCCGTTGACGGGGTGACAATTCAGCAAGTAATCGAGGGCTACGCCGATAGCCGAGCAACAGAGGCTTCACAGACCGCCGTTCACACTTACGAACAGAAATACGGTCTCAAAGACGGCGCAAAGGTTGAACAGTCCTCAGGGGGCGGCGGCTCAGGTCAGGGCGGCGCACCCGTTCAAAAACCACAAGAAGGGGGTACAGACTCCGTGCTGCTTCAAACGCTTCAATCGCTTCAAGAGAGCAACAAAAAGTTGTCTGAGCGTCTTGATCGTATGGATAGCGAGCGTACAACCTCATCACGCAAACAGCAACTTTCAGGCATTATCGCCAAGTTACCTGAGAACCTCAAAAAGGCTTACGAGCGAACACCCGTTGACGGATTGACCGATGAAGAGTTCAACGCCCTCATCGGAGAGGTCACAACAGAGGTGAACGGCATTGTTCAGGCGACACAACAGAAAGGGGCTATCTTCGGTCGTCCGTCAGCCACGGGCGGCTCAGGTTCTCAGGGCGGAGAACTGACCAAAGAGCAACAGGAGACTATCGCACATCGTGATAACAAACCCGCATCAGGTGGTCAGCCGTTCTAATGTTTAACAATCAAAACAACAAAGAAAAATGGGCATGCAAGTAAACAGACGTAAGGACGTGAGAACACCCCGTGTCCTTATGCACCGTATCGCTGACATCAGAGGCGGCGTATCTGTCAAGGCTTCTGAGCTTGGTGGCGATTTCCTCTATGAGGGAGCTGTCCTGAGCGCAGCCGATGAAAAGGGTCTTTGTCACGTTGTGAAAATCGCTCAGGTTGCTGCAGAGGTCGGTGCGTCCGACAAGACAATCAAAGTGAAGAAAGGTCACAACTTCGCAAAGGGCGATTTCATCATGACAAAGGTCGGTGGCGTGGCTTATGACATCACAGCCATTGACACAGAGGGCAGCAAGACTTTTGACACAATCACAGTCAGCACCACCCTCGGTGCAATCTCAAAAGACGGTTTCATCATTGAGGCAAAAGCGGAGTCAACCGGCACAACCTCAGAACTGAAATACGTTCCTCAGTCAATCAACGGAACGGGCAAGCCGTTTACGCCGAAGTCAAATCTTGACACGGACGCTTGGCTTTGCGCTGTAACAAAGGGCAAACCGCTTCCCGATTTCATCATGGCGTACCTCAAAGGTGTCGTCAATTATTAACCGTTAAAAGTTCATCATTTATATGGCAACAGTTGTAAATACTCTCATTCAGGGTCTTACCGAGCAGATGGTTCAGGCACGTTTGAACACGGCTGACGCAACGGGCTTTCTGTTCGGCACTTATTTCCCCGTGAAGAGAGTTCAGGGCTTCCAGTGGAAGACCCTCCAAAATCAGCTTGCTAAGAAGAACGTAGCCGCCGACATCCACACCGATAACGGCTCAATTCTTCGCAAGCAGCGTCCTATCTTTGAGAGTGCAAGAGGAGATATTCCTTTCATCAGCATTTCCCGCGAAATGACACGAAAAGAGATTAAGGATTATCAGACCGCTCTCGCTTTCGCTCAGGATGAGGACGCAACAAAGCTCGTTCAGTATTGGGGCGAGGACGTTGACTTCTGTTTCAACGGCGTTCAGTCTGAGTTGGAGTACATTGCGTGGAAGCTCGCTTCCCGTGCGGGTCAGTTGGCTTTCACAACAACGACCAACGCAACTTACGCCAATGAGTTCGACTTGGATTATGACGTTGACCCCGAGGCAAAGGTCAAGACCTCTTCAGATTGGGCAAACGCTGCTTCGGCTGATATTCTCGGCGATTTCCGCAATGAGATTAAGAAAGCCAAGGCAAGAGGTCTGAACCCGAAGTTCGCCTTTGTCAATCTTGACGAGTTCTACAAGATTGCTTCGTCTGAGCAGATTATCAAGAATTGTGCGTCATTCGTTTCAAACGCTCTGAGTATCTCTCAGGCCCCTGACCTTACCACCGTCAACTCAATGCTTGCCCGCCAAGCATGGCTCAACGGCATTCAGTTGAAAGTCGTTGACCAAACCATTACCCGTGAGTTCACTGACGGCTCTCAGGAATCAGGCAACCCATTTGAGGACTGCCGTTGCGTTCTCTCAGAAACAGAACGCCTTGGCACCACTCAGTATGACATCCTGACTGAGAACGAGAACCTGATTTTGCGTGCAGAGCGTGCTCATACTATCATCAAGAAGTACGGCACAATCGAACCGAAGTCAGAGGTTACAATCGGTCAGGCTGACGCTGTGCCTGTCTTTGACACGGCTTACCGCAACGTCTATATGAGAACAGACGGTAAGGATTGGGAATAAACATTTAACTGAGGCATAATATGACAGCAACAGTTCTTGAAGCATTAAAAAGCATTACCGCTTACCCCGTTCCGCTTCGCACCCTCGTAGAGACTGCGGAGCGGCGGGGTCTTTCGCTTACAGATGAAGCCACGCAAGAGACACTGAAAGGCAAGGCGTTCAACCTCTCAAAGGCTGACACGCTTCTGTGGCTCTCTCTCGCCCCGAATATCACTCAGGGCGGGCAATCATACTCTTTCACAGATGAACAGCGCACAGAGTTCAAAAACAGAGCCTATAAACTGTTCAATGAGTTTGAGGACGAGGCGGTAAAACCCAAACCTCTATACGGGTATAAAGGTTCGCGATTATGATAATAACCAACGGAACAATCGAAGTGAAGAGAAAGACGGCGGGCGGCATTGATCCTGAAACGGGTTTCCCTGTCAAGTCTTCTGAGGTCTCTTGGGGTAGCCCGATAAACTGTCAGTACACGGCAAACAAGTACAACAAGCTCGGCAAGGTCAATGGGGAACACTTCACGGTGGCGCAGTATTCAATTCTGATTGAAGAACAGCCGCTCGGAGAGTTTGACCAAATCAGGCTTACAGATAGTTTGACGGGAAAGAGCCTCGGGGAGTTTTCTGTCATTCAGGTTGAGCCGTTGGAAGCCGTCTGCGAATTGAGAATAATGGTCTAACGGCGATTGTGGTTCTCTGTCGGCTTTACTTTTTCTGTGCTTATAATCACACCATGAAAAAGATTAAACGCCACATACGTCAAATTCGCCAAAAATAACTCAGAAACTATGCCAATAAGACAACTTACCCCCATGTCTGAGATTGACCGATACACAGAACAGGAGCTGAAAAGGCTTCAAACGGTTCTGATAAGGTCTTTGCAGTACTGTGGGGAACAGGTTCTGAACACAGCTCGTTCGACCAATTCTTATAAAGACCAAACGGGCAACCTGAGAAGTTCACTCGGCTATGTCGTTGCAGTGGACGGACGGGTTGTTTATCAGTCAGACTTTCAGACCGTGAAACAAGGAAGGGACGGTTCAGAGAAAGGCGCAGCGTTCGCAAAGAAACTTGTCAGGCGTTTCCCTCACGGGGTCTGCCTGATAGTTGTTGCGGGCATGGAATACGCCGCTCATGTCAAGAACAAAGGCTACGATGTGCTTGACAGTTCAGAACTGCTTGCAGACAAGATTGTGCCGAGTATGCTGAAACAGCTTGGCTTCACTTAACATTAACAAGAGACAATGGCAAAGACATCAAAACAAGTTCAAGGGGACGTGTACAGACTTCTGAAAGACAGCACCCTTTATTCGATGATTTCAGGTGAGGTTTACAGACAAGGCTACCGCCCTCGCGACAGCCGCCTTGAAGATGCTGTGGTTATATTCACAGCGGGTCTTCCTGACCAAATTCAGACAGGCGTGGTTACGGTTCACATCTATTGCCCTGACATTGACCCCTACGGGAACGGCGTACTCGTAGAGGACGGTCAGCGCACAGAAGAACTTGAAGCCCTTGCGCAGCGTTGGGTTGACAGTCTCACGGCTGAGGTCTCTTGTTATAAGTTCAAGCTACAACAGACGATCTGCACAGACTATGCCGAAGACATCAATCAGCATTTTGTCGTTGTCTGTCTGAAATATAAGTATTTCGGCTCTGACGATGAAACGCTGAATATCCCTCAGGCGGCTGTTATTGTTACCGAGGACGGAGATTTGCCGATAACGCAGCCTGTCATAAAGAAAAAGAATGTTTAACAATTAAATTACGTAGATTATGTCACAACTTTCATGGGGCAAATGCTTAATAGAGCATGCAACCTCAACCAAAGGCACTCCCGCCGAGCAGTGGACAGCTATCGACACCCCTAAAGAGGATACAACGAAGCTGAACCCAACAGCGGGAACAGAGAAGACCGCCACAGAAGAGGGCGGCGAGTTGGTGGATTCAAGAACGGGCAAGAACACGTACCAATTTGAGTTCGACCTCTTTGTCAAGAAAGGCGGCACACGCCCCTTTCTTGACGTTGACGGTGTAATATCGGGAGAACACGCATTCCGAGTAACACCTGAGGATGAGGAATGCGAGGGCTTTCAGATTGACCGCTCAACAGTTCGTTGCGAGGAGAGTTATTCAACCGCTGACGGTAAGTTGCTTCACTACGTTGCTAAGGTTCTGAAACCCGCAACGGGCAAGAGCGTGAAGCCGTACACAAAGACAAACCCCGCTTGACTGATGGGCGTAAGGTTCTCAACCAACGGAGCTTTGCGCCTTACAAACGGAGTCGCGTTTCGGTTCAATAACCTGAATGTTCATCTGCACTGAGGGAGCGAGGCGGTCAGGCGCAACCGCCCCTCCCTCTTCAAGGGTCAGAGGTCACAAAAGAAAGACGCTCACGGCGGTTCGTTGCCGCCATGACCCACTTATACATCAATAAAAGTTTTATCATCATGGCAGAAGAAAAGACTATCGAACAGAAAGCCGCCGAGACCATTCTTCAAACACCCGTTGAAGTCAAGGTCGGCAGTAAAACTTATATGACAGCCCCGCCAAGCACGGCAACGCTTATTCTCGCATCAGAGGCTGTTTCACGTTTGCCACACGTTGTTCTTGACCCGAATAAAGTAGTGGAAGAAAGTCTGTCAATCGCAAAAGATTGTCGGGCTTTAGGCGATATTGTCGCAATATTCATTCTCGGAGCAAAGAACCTGAAAGAAAAAGTCAAGGTTCAGAAGAACAGAGAGAAACGCTATCTGTGGGGGCTGTTCAAGCGTCAGGTCGTTGAAGAGGTCGAAGAGGTCATAGACCGCAAGGCAGAACTCGCCCAAGAACTTCTTGAAGAACTCACGCCCGCTGAACTTTATGACCTCACGGTTACGGTTCTGCAAAGAATGAACCTGACCGATTTTTTCGGTCTTACCACTTTCCTGATAGAAATAAATCTGATGCGGCAGACGAAAGTGGGAACAGAAGCGACAGCCCCTGGGCAATAATCGCCGCAACGGTCAAGGCTTACGGGCTGACCTTTGAAGAGGTTCTGTACAACATGAGTTATCCCAACCTGATATTGTATAACGCCGTTCTGCCGTCTTATAACACAAAAGACAAGTCAGACGGTTCAGGCTCAGGGCAAGAGGTAATCAAGGCTGACGACCCGAGAAATAAAGAACGAGTTAAACAATTCTTTGACAGTATCGAATAAATGGAGAACGAGAACGGAAAACTTTTTTACGGAACGGGGCTTGACAACAGTCAGCTCCGTGTTGGTGCTGCGGAAGCGAAGAGACTTCTTCACGGCATTGGCAGCACAGCTTCAAGTGAGGGCGACAAGATAGACGACTCAATGAAGAAAATAGGAAAAACCGTTGCGGGTGTCTTTGCCGTTTCTCAAATCAAAGAGTTCGTTTCTCAGGTCGCAAACGTCAGAGGTCAGTTTCAGCAGCTTGAAATGGCTTTCAAGACCATGCTCGGCTCTGCTGAAAAGGCTGACGCACTCATGCAGCAGCTTATCAAGACAGCCGCCACAACGCCATTTGGAATGACTGACGTTGCTCAGGGCGCAAAACAACTTCTCGCCTACGGCGTTCAGGCTGACAAAGTGAATGAGACCTTAATCAGGCTCGGAGACATTGCGGCAGGTCTCTCAATTCCTCTGAATGATTTGGCTTACCTCTATGGCACAACCATGGTTCAGGGACGTTTGTACACGCAAGACCTGAACCAATTCTTGGGACGTGGTATTCCTCTGACAGATGAACTTGCCAAGCAGTTCGGTGTTGCCAAAGATAAGGTCAAAGACCTTGTTACTGAGGGCAAGGTCGGCTTCCCTGAGGTTGAAAAGGCGATCATCGCCATGACCTCTGAGGGCGGCAAGTTCGGCGGTCTTATGGAGGCTCAGAGCCACACGATAACAGGTCAGATTTCAAACATCGAAGACAGTATAGACCAAATGTTCAATGAGCTTGGCAAGAAGTCTGAGGGCGTTATCTCTGACGTTCTGAGCCTGACATCAAAAGCCATTGACAACTGGGAGAATATCGGCAAGGTTCTTCTTGTCGTTATCAGCACATACGGGGCTTATAAAGCCGCCGTTATCGCTGTTGCAGCCGCTCATAAAATGGCGGCTATATGGGGAGAGATTTCAGCCTTTCTTTCTCTGACAAAGAGTATAACGTCAGCCAAGGACGCAATGCTTCTTCTTAACATGGCAACAAATGCAAACCCAATAGGGCTTGTTTTAGGCGTTGTCGCCGCCGCTGCAACCGCTTTCGGTCTATTCTCAGACAATACAAGCAAAGCGGCTGAAATGACAAGCAAATACGGCGAGAAAGCGACCACAGCCATAACCCGTGTTCAAAGCCTTTCAACAGCCCTGAACGGTCTCACTGCAGGCAGTTCAACCCACAAAAAGGTTATGGACGAGCTAAACGGTATTCTTGAAGACTACGGCGTTCAGGCTGTCAAAGAGGGCGACAGCATTGATACCGTGAATGAGAAGCGCACTCAGGCTATTGAACTAATCAAGCAAGAAGCCATTGAGCGTCAACGCCTGAACGACATTGCCTCGGGCAATGACACATACGCCAAGGCTCTTTCTGACGCACAGAACGAAATGTTTCAGAAACTTCAAGGGGCTGAGACGGGCGGCATGTTTGCGGGGCTTGTTTGGTCTTCTGACAATAAAGAGATACAAGAAAACGCAGCCGCCATTTCTACGATTATCGCTCAACAGGTCGAACAGAACATCAACCTGATAGCGGGCAAGACGGGCGAAGAATACGAAAAGGGTCTGAATAAGATTTATGCCAATATTCAAGACAAGATGCGTGCTATCGGCATAAGTGAGAAGACAATCGCCAAGGCTTGGTGGGATGACGGTTTTTTCACAAAGACCAACATCGTACAAAATTATATAAACGGCGTTCAGTCAGCAGCAGAGGAACACGACCGTTACACAACAGCCGTGAACAAATCTGCCGCCGCTGAACAAGCCGCCGCCGACAGTTCAATGACATTTGCCGACAAGGTCTCAGCCGTTGAGAGAAGCCTACAAAAGCCAACGGACGGCGTTCATCAGTTGTATGAGAATATCAAACAACTCATGTCGCAATACTCTGAGAATACTATCGGCTTTACAATCAAGTTCAGCGGCGAAGTTCCCGCTTGGATGGATAAAATTGGTATTGATGAACTGACACGCCTCGCGAAGCGTTTCACCGCCATTGGTACTTCAATGAAAGATGGTCAGGTGGCTTTAGTGAACGGCAAGGCTTACACAAAGCAACAAGCCTTACAACGCAGCGCAGAATACGCTCAGGCGGCTGAAAACAAACAGACTGCCGCAGACAACAAAAAGAAAAAAGATGAAGCAGCTGCAGAAGAAGCAAAGAAACACGCCAAAGAACGGGCGAGAAAAGCCGCACAAGCCGCTGAGAACAGAAAGCGGGAGCGTGAACAGATTGCCGAGGAAACGGCTGAGAGAAACAACCAAATCGCCGAATACGGGCAGTCTGTCATTGAACAGACTGAGAAAACCGAGCTTGACATCAGACAGGCAAAGATAGAACTCATGGAAGAGGGTTATCAGAAACAAAAGGCGCAGCTCGACCTGAACTATGACCGCCTTATTTCTGAGAACAAAGAACGTGAGCGACAGATGCTTGAAGCCCTTGCCAACAAAATGGTTCTTCAATGGGAGAACAAACACCCCAAGGCAAAGAACTCTGAGAAACAGGCTTACCGCAGCTCTCTTCTGAGTGAAGACAGCGACACCCGCCTGACACGTCAAAACCTGACACCAGAACAACGGGCGCAGCTCGAATCATACGAAAAGATAGCCGCCGAAACCCGTGTCGAAGGCAATAAAGAGGCTCTGAACACCATGCTGCAAGACAGCCTGACATACGAGCAGCAGCGGGTCAAGATTGCCGAAGAATATCAGAATAAAATCGAAGCCCTCTATGAGCATGACAAAGACAGAAAACGTGTCAAAGACGAAAACGGAAATGACAAGTGGAACAAGGGTGTCACTCAGGGGAACTTCGATGAACTGAATTATCAGCAAGAACAGGCTCTGAACGCCATTGATGAACAGTTTGCGCAGCGTGAAGAGACATACAAAGCATGGTGCAACGAAATCGCAAATCTGAGCCTTGAACAACTTCAAGCCCTTTTGGATAAAGCCGAGGAGGAGTTGAAAAAGGTTGAGCAAGACAAGAAGAACGGCACAGCCACTTCACAGCAAGTTGCCGTTGCCCGTGCAAAAGTCATAACCGCCAAGAATAATGTCGCTCAGGCAAAGGCGAAAGCCGACCTGAACCCTGACAAACGTTCAATCAAACAATGGCAAGACCTCTACAAGACCTTGAATGAGGTAAACAAGACATTTGAAGAGATTGGCGACACGATCGGCGGCGTTGCGGGAGACATCATCAAGACGGCGGGGCAAATATTAACCTCTGCCCTTACGATGATAAACGGCATAATGCAGTTGACACAGAACGCATCTACGGGCGTTCAGGCAACAGCGACAGCCTCCTCAAAAGCAATTCAGACGGTTGAAAAGGCTTCTGTCATTCTGACTATTATTTCAGCCGCCTTGCAGATAGCAACGCAGATCGTGAAACTCTTCAACAATGACGACAAGAAGCAAGAGGAAATAGAGGCTCTTCAAAAACGCATCGACCAACTGCAGTGGGAGCTTGACAACGCTGCCATCGTGCGCATACAAGAGAAGAGCGGAAAGGCTATTGACCTCGTGAAAGCGAAGCTGAAAGAGACACGGGACGAAATGTTGAAAGACATTGAGACCCTGACAGGCTTTGAGGCAATGTGGGCAAGGCTCACGCTGAAAGTCTCACGCAACGATAAACTGTTGAAACAGTCAGCCGAAAAGATTGCCAAGGCTTACGCCAATGTCGCTTACACGGCTGACAAGGCTCTCGGCGGCAAGAAGTACAGTGAAGCCCAACAGCAGCTTGAAAACATCGCACAGCAGCAGTTGCTCATTCAAGAACAGATAGACACAGAGAACAGCAAAAAGAAGACTGACCAAGGCAAGATTGACGATTGGGAGCAGAAGATTGAAGAACTGGGCGCAAAGGCAATTTCAATCATAAATGAAATGGTTGAAGACATCATGGGCGGTACAAGTTCTGACATCGCAGAACAACTCTCTGACGCTTTCTTTGAAGCCTTTCAGAACGGCGAGGACTACGCAAAGGCGTGGGGCGATAAGGTCAACGAGATAATCGGCGACATAACAAAACGCCTTTTGGTTCAGAAGTTCTTGGAAAAACCCCTCGGAGAGGTCTTTGACAAGTACAAGGCTCAGTGGTTCAAGGACGGCAAGTTCATGGGCATTGATGCTGTTCTGAACAGTCTCTCGGGCTTGACAAATGACCTGAACCAAGTCGGCACAAATTGGATAACGATTTGGGAGGCTCTCCCTCAACAAATCAAAGACATGATTACAGCTGCACAAGACTCAACCCGTGAGACCTCTTCAAGTGGTATCGCCAACGCTTCTCAGGACAGCGTGGACGAGCTGAACGGACGAGCCACGGCTATTCAGGGTCATACCTATTCAATCAGTGAGAACACAAAACTGCTGCTGAATACGGCGAACCTGATTTTGCAGTCAGTCTTGAACATTGAGAGCAACACAGACGGGCTTTCAGACCGTGTGGCGGGCGTTGAGAGCAGCGTGAAAGAGATTAAGGACACAGTAAACGACATCGCCCTCAAAGGCATAAAGATAAAATGACATGAAAGAAGTTATCAGACAGATTTACACACAGGCAAAGCTCCTCGGGGCTTGCCCGTTGTTCAAGGGAACTGAACAGACTGTCGAGGATATTGTCAGGCTGTTTGAAAGCCCTCAGGGTATAGAGTTTTGTATGAAGAACCACTTCCCGAATATGGCGACTTTCAGGCTCTTCAAACCTCACAGGGTTGAGAAGTACGGCATCTACATTGATGCGGGAACGCTGACCCTGAAAGACCCCTCACGGGCTATTCTGATAGGAAGAACCTCTGCGACCATTTTCTGTTCAAAGACAGAACGGCACGAAATCATTCTTCTTCACGGGGCGAAAGCGATAGTGAATGCAAACAAATGGGCTGTTGCCCGTGTTCAGTCTGAACAGGACTGCAGCGTCATAAAAAACACCTCTGACAATGCGATTATAATATGATTAACAGACTTTTCATAGACGGTAACGATGCATACTTGCAGTATGGCGTGTATGTGACGAGCGGAGGGTTCAATGAACTTGTCGCCTTTCCGCCGTTGAAGTCTGTTGACAGTAACGATTGGCAAGAGGAAGACGGCGTGGAGGCAGACCTTTCAGCCCCTGTTCTCAACACCCGTGAAATTCAGGTCGAGTTCGCTTTTGGCGGGCTTTTCAGCCGTTTCTGCGCTTTCATTGAACTGTTGTCTGACGGTGCTTACCATGAGTTCTATTGCGCTCACATACAGCGCACGTTCACGCTCAGAATGACACAGCAGCCAAACCTTGACGTGGCGAGAATGTTAGGCACGGTAACGATCAAGTTCTCTGACGATTTCCCGATGAAAGGCTATAAGTACAAAGCTCCCGTGAGTGAGGTCACGCCGTCAGACGATTATTCGCTTGACAATACGCCACTGACAGATTACGGATGTCGGGTTTTGAAAGGTTCTCTGTCTGAGGTCATGAAGACCGCACAAGTGAAACAGAACCTTTTGCGGAATATCAACACGAAGACGGGTGTCATATATGACGGGAAGCGGGTCACGTTCAAGACAAAGGACGTGAAGTTGTATTGCCTCATGCGGGCTGAGAGCCTGACAGAGTTGTGGCGTAACTATGACGCTCTTCTCCATGACCTCATTCAGCCCAATGAAAGGCTTCTGACGGTCAGAGAACTTGAACAGGATTTCCCGTGTTACTACAAGTCTTGTCAGGTCTCAGACTTCTTCCCTAACGGCAAAATTTGGTTGGAGTTCACTCTGACCCTGACTTTCACTGGGCCTTTCAGACTTGACGACAACGATTTTGTCCTTGCAACGGAAGAAGGTATCATCGTGTTCACAGAAGACGGCGAGAACGCAATAGACATGCACGGCACAATAATCAGCTAAAAATAAATGATATGAAAAAAATTAAGATTTCGGATTTACCTTTATACAACTCATTTAAGGGGCTTTTTGTGATGGGTACAAATGCGGAAAATCAAAGTGTGAAAGTCGGATTAGAGAACATCGATAATACGATAGAAAGAGCCACAAAAGACGCGAAAGCTGCTAAAGAAGAAGTGCGTGGTAAAGTGAATACTATTACTTTTACCCCGCAGGAGGACATGGTCGTTGCGAATGTTTTTAGAGACGACAACATGCAATTTGGAACAGGCATCATGCTACCTGCTGCCACACAACAGAAGGCGGGAGTCATGACGGCGGCGGACAAAAAAGAACTCGCCAAGGTGCAGACCATCACCCAACAACTCGGGCAGATGGGAGAGAAACTCGGCATGCTCCACCACTTGGGCACATTCGAAACCCAAGGCGCGGCGCGCGAAGCTGCGGCCTCGAACCACGTGGTGTACGACTTAGAGAACGTGCGTTTCCTCACCTACACCAAACAAAGCGCCTCGGGCAATCCCAATCAGGGCTTCATCCTGCAAACCGTCGACAAAGAGCGCCAAATGACATCCCAGCTGGAATTCTTCATGGGACACCTTTCCCAGCGCGACATCTCGTGGAATCGGACCTCGGGCGCCGTGCGCGCCTTCAGGTGGGAGGAAATCGGCGCACTGAAGTTTTCCACCGAAGAGCGCGAGGAGAAAACGTGGCTCGTGGTGAAAAACTATGAGAACAGCCTCGTGGCACGCGTGGCACTGCCAGACGCATCCCAGATTCCCACGCTCAACTTCCCCGACAAACCGCTCGACACACTCCTGCGCGAAATCCTCGACGCCCACGGTGCGGGCTTTGCCTGCAATATCCTCTGTAAAGCTCCAAGAGTGGAGGACTTTTTCGACAAATGGGACTTTGTGTTCGTGGGCCGCGCGGAAGTGACAGAATGGCGCAGCTATAGCTATAAAACCCAGCAGCAGCAACTGCGCGATGTGCGCAACCGCATGGTGCGCGTGGACGGTGTCATAAGCTTCTTCAAGTATAAAGGGCAAACCGAATCCGATCCCGTAGAACTATCTGTCGGCGTTCGCTGGGTAGCCAGCTATGAGAAAATGCAAGTAAAGAATTCAAGCAATTACACATTGTATTCCAAACTCTTCCCCGTCGTAGCTCCCACCCGCTTTGAAGACGAATAACCTCCGCCCCTGCTATGAGCAATTTGAGCCGCCGCTGCGTTTGTGGGGTAAGCCAAGTTGGCTCTTTAAGTATCAATAAAACGCATTTCATCATGGAAATATATAGTAAAGACAACAAGCTCATCTTAGACATTGAAGTTGACGATAACAGTTATCGCCACAGAGTTATCATGGGCGATTATAACCTCACGCTTTATTACAGCCTTGCAGAACACGTTGAGTTGCCCGTGGGCTGTTATTGTGACTATCAGGAAGAACGCTTCACGCTTGAACGCCCTGAGGCTTTCAAGATGAACCACAGCCGCAGTTTTGAATACACCGTGACAATGGAGAGCAGTCAGGCAAAGGCAAAGATTTGGAAGTTCAGAAACCCCATTGACGGGCGACTGAAATTCAGCCTGACCGCCAAGCCCCATGAGCACCTCCAAATGTTCGTTGACAACATGAACCGCCGTGACACGGGTTGGACAGTCGGCTCTTGTGTGTCAGGCGATGAAGTCTGCATATCGTACAGCCACTCTTTCTGTTATGAGGCGTTGGAACAAATGGCTTCAACCCTGAACACGGAATTTGAGTTTAACGGCAAGACCGTCTCGCTCCGCAAAGTTGAATATAACAAGAACAACCCGCTGCCGCTCTCATACGGGCGGGGTAACGGCTTCAAGCCCAATGTGGGGCGTTCTAACTATGGGGAAACGCCACCGACTGAAATTCTCTACGTTCAGGGCGGTTCAGACAATATAGACCCGAGCAAATACAGAAGCTCAGAACTTCTTTTGCCGAAGTCTCAGTCAATAGGCTTTGACGGCGTTTACTTTGAAGACGAAGAGGGCTTCAACGCTGACAACGCCCGTTACTATATGACTGACGATTTGGGGTTCTCAATCAGAAGGAAGGACAAAGACCTGACAAGCCTCGCCGAGAGCAGTCTTGACTGTTCAGACATCTACCCGAAGCGTGTCGGCGAAATCTCTTCTGTCGTGTGTGTTGACAAAGACAAGAACTTTTACGACATCATAGACAACTCAATTCCTGAGAACCTTGACTACGAGAAATGCCTGATAGACGGCGAGACCATGACAGTTATCTTTCAGACGGGCATGTTGGCTGGTAAAGAGTTTGAAGTGAAATACCACCACAAATCAATATTGAACCCTGACGGCTCTTTGAAGAAAGCCGCCCGCCGCTTTGAGATAACGCCGCAAGAGATTGACGGGCAGACCATGCCGAATGAGACCTTTTGCCCACGGGCTAACGAGAAATACGCTGTCTTCAAGTGTATGTTGCCTGACGCTTATATCTGCGACAACGCCACAAAGTCAGGGGCTTCATGGGACATGTTCCGTCAAGCCGTGAAAAGTCTCTTTGACAACGAGGAGACAAAGTTCACGTTCACGGGAGACCTTGACGGCATTTGGGCAAAGAAAGATTGGCTGAACATAGGCGGGCGTATCAAGCTCGGCGGGTATATAAAGTTCTCGGAAGAACGCTTTCAGAAAGACGGCGTTCTCGTCCGCATCACGGGCATTAAAGATTATATCAACAAGCCGCACAGCCCCTCTCTTGAACTGTCAAACGAGACGAAAAGCGCATCTTTCTCTTCAAAGTTGAAGCAACTTGAAAGCGAGGAGGTGGTCATTGAAGACAACCACCGAGAGGCTCTTCAATTCACAAAGAGACGGTTCAGGGACGCAAAAGAGACAATGAGCATGTTGGAGGCTTCGCTGCTTGAAAATTTCACTCAGAGCATAAGCCCAATCGCCATACAGACCATGCAGATGCTTGTCGGCGATGAAAGTCTTCAATTCCGTTTCGTCTCTTCAAAGACGAACCCGACACAGGTCAGCCATACAATAAACTACGATCAGGAGACAAAGACCCTGAAAGCGGCTGCGGGTCTCATTCAGCACCTGACGCTCGGCGTGTATTCTTTGAGTTCATCGCATAAGCCCGAAGAATACTTATATTGGAACGTTGAAGAGTTTGAGAGCGCAAGACTTGAAGACGGGTCAAAGAAGTATTATCTATACGCAAAGGTCAGCAAGACAACCGACAAGGGCGTTTTCTTTCTCTCTGAGAGCGCAAAAACGTTGAATGGTGTTGACGGTCACTACTGCCTCCTTGTCGGCGTTCTGAACAGCGAATACGAGGGTAACCGCAGCTTTGTTCCTTTGTATGGCTTCACAGAAATACTGCCTGGAAGAATAACCACTGATAGGATAGTGAGCAGCGATGGGAATAGCTATTTCGATATGGCTGCAAATGTGATGAAGCTCGGAGATAAGTTGAAGTACATCAATAATATACTGTATCTTGATTGCTTATTCTCAAAGGGGGCTAATATTGGTAATTGGATATTTGATGGGGTGTCGCTGAAATCTCAAAATGGGGCTTGTGTACTTGACGGTATTAATGGTATGGTAGTATTGAATGGTTTTATTCGACGCCAAATGCTATATATCACAAAGGATAATATCCATAAGTATGTAACATTTAATGAGTTAGGAGAATATATTGATTACTTCAAAGCGGGAAGTCTTCTAACGCTTAACTACATCGATGACCAAATATGTATCTTCCCTTCTGTTTATGGAATGGAAGAAGAAGATAAGAAGAATTACGCTCGCTCTTTTATAGGAAATACTATCGTTATATACAACAACACAGGTAAAGAGGTAGCGCTGACGGGGGCATTTTCTAAAACAGAAGAAGATGTTGGCAATTTCATTTCTCCTGCTATAAATAATAAGGAATTTATAGCGGCGAATTGTATAATAAGAGCAGGTTTAAACGGGGAAGAGCAAGTATTTTGGGTATATAAGAAAGGAAAATTCAAATAAGACACCAAAAGTGATTATAATATAATCGTTTTAAGCATTATCTTTGTGCCATGAAATCATCGGTGCAATGTATTAAATAACAAAAAGATGAATTATATACCGAATTTACCTAAAATCCTGTTCGCCTTTATCGGTGGCGGCATGGGTTGGTTCGTCGGCGAGTTCCGGCCCACCTTTCCGCTTATCATTGTAGCGGTGGTTTTCATTGTTTACGATGCTTATACAGCCTATCAGCTCGACAAAAGAGTTAAGTTGGCATATCCTGATAAGGCACAGCGGAAAAAAGCCAAGTTTACAAGTTTCGCATTTGGCAAGGTTATTAAGCAGACTATCCCGAAGCGTCTGTGGCTGATTATCCTTGCCTATCTTGTTGAGCATTGGGTCTTCAAGCATGTTGCAATTCCTTTGTCTTATGTCGTTACAGGGGCTATTTGCTTTGAGCAAGCATGGTCAATACTCGAAAATGAAAGCAGTTGCCGTGATGAACACGAGAGCCGTTTTTGGAAATTGTTACAAAAGATAATGGTAGATAAGACCGAACGGCACTTTGACGTCAGCCTCAACGAATTGAAGAATAGCGGACGTGTCACAGAGGAACAAATAGAACAAGTTCGCGAAATGCTTAAATGGTTTGAAAAGGAGAAGAAAAATGGCAAAGTTTGATATAATAGCAAAATTCATCTTCTCTTATGAGGGAGACTTTATAAACCACCCTAACGACAAAGGGAGAGAAACGAATAAAGGCGTAACGATAGCCGTGTGGAAAGCGCAAGGTTACGACAAGAACGGCGATGGGCATATTGATGTGGAAGACTTGAAACTTATCAGCGATACCGATGCAATGTCCATTATGCGGAATTTCTATTGGAACCGCTGGCAGGGTGACAAGATAGAAGACCAAAGTATCGCCAATCTCTTGGTGGACTTCGTGTGGGGAAGCGGCGCATGGGGTATTAAGATACCGCAGCGTGTACTCGGTGTGATAGTAGACGGTGTTGTCGGCGCAAAAACAATAGCGGCTATCAATGCAGAAGAACCAAAGTCACTATTTGAGCAGCTCAAACGCGCACGTGTAAAGTATATTGAAGACATCATAAGCAAGAACCCGTCTTTTGCCGTCTTTCGCAAAGGGTGGCTACGCCGCCTAAATGCAATCGAATACGGTAAGCTGGTGTTGAATAACGGTAAGGTACTAACATTCTGACGTATGAAGAAGATTGTAATATTTTTAATGGTGATTTTCACCCTCATTAGTTGCCGTTCAAGCAAAAGCCTGATAACGCAGACACAAGAGTACAAGGGGGACAGTGTACGCGTGGAATACAGGGAGCGTACTGTATTTGTACCTGATACGGTCTTTCTTGAAATACCCGCTCAGACGGCAGAGCGCACAACCCGTGACAGCGTTTCACACCTTGAAAACGAATATGCCACCTCTGACGCTCGTATCAACACTGACGGCTCTCTGTTTCACGATCTTCGGACAAAGCCTCAGAAGAAAGCCATTGAGACGGACAAGAAGATTGAAAAACGGGACTGCGTAGTTTATCGGGACAGATACCTGAAAGTCAAAGAAAAAGTTTCAGTTCCCCGTGACCTGACAAAGTTTCAGAAATGTGAAATCTTCGGTTTTTGGTTCTTGTTGGCAATCTTCGCCTTGGTTGTGTGCCTGAAACGGCTTCAAAAACAGTGAAAACGCTAAAAATGATTAAGGTGCAAGCATAAAAATCGGAAATTCTGTCGGAATTTAAAAAAAGAAATTCTTACCTTTGTGACAAAATATTGAAAATATAGCGTTTGCTATTGTTTTGAGGGTCAAGAAAATCGCCAAAATTTCAGACAGCCTTAAAAGCAATGGTAGATGCCCACGTATATCGTGGGCATTTTCCTTGTAGGCTGTTCAGCGATACCTCTTGACCGACAAGGGGATGCCCACGTTTTTACGTTGTGTCTCTGTGACAACGGCGAGCCGTGTTTTGCAAAGGTACAGAGTTTTAACGTAAAAACAGCAGATATGGATTTCAAAGATTCGATTAAACAAATATCTGAGCGCATTGAAAGTCTGAAAGACAACTTGAAGACAGAAGAAGCAACGAAGACGGCTCTCATTCTGCCTTTCCTGAGTGCTCTCGGCTATGACGTGTTCAACCCATTGGAGGTGTTACCTGAAATGAGTTGTGACATCGGTATGAAAAAGGGCGAGAAGATTGACTACGCCATTCTGAAAGACGGCGAGCCGATTATTCTCATTGAGTGTAAACATTGGGAGCAAGACCTGAACCTTTATGACAACCAACTGATACGTTATTTTAACGTGTCAAAGGCAAAGTTCGGGGTCTTGACAAACGGCATAATATACAAGTTCTACACAGACCTTGCCGAGCCTAATAAAATGGACGAGAAACCGTTCTTGGAAGTGAACCTCCTTGAAATGAAAGACGCTCAGGTCGAAGAGTTGAAGAAGTTTCACAGGTCTTATTTTGACGTTGACAACATTCTCAGTTCGGCAAGCGAGCTGAAATATATGGGCGAACTTAAAACCGCCATTTCAAAGGAGTTCGCGAACCCCTCTCCTGACTTTGTGAGGTTCTTCGGGAAACAGGTCTATGACGGCGTTTTCTCCCAAAAGGTTCTTGAACAGTTCACAGCCCTGACAAAACGTACAATCGGCAGTTATATAAACGACATTATTTCTGACCGTCTGAAAGCGGCAATCAAGACAGATGAAGAAGCAGCCGCCACAGAACAGAAGACCGCCGAGAAGACAGAAGAACAGCCCACAGAGCCTGAGACAAGCGAGGACGGCATTGTGACAACAGAAGAAGAGTTGGAGGCGTTCTTCATCGTGAAGTCTATTATCCGCAGCGTTGTGACCTCTGACCGCATCACATACAAGGACACACGATCATACTTCGGGGTTCAGATTGACAACAATGTGCGGAAGACAGTTGTCCGCTTCTACTTCAACCAACCGAAGAACAAGCGCATTGCTATTATCTCAGAAGACAAGTCAGAACGTATGTATAAGGTTCAGACCCTTGACGAGATATACAACTACGCAGATGAACTGATAGAGGCGGCGAAGAGATACGTCTAAACAGACCAACAGCGATTGCGCCCGTATGTCGGCGTAAGTTTGTTCAGGTGATAACTTACACGAGATTGAAAAGTAAAGCCCACATGCGGCGTATTCCAGAAAAATAACTATCTTTACCCTCAGAGGGCTTGAAGAGGGGTCGAAAAGCCCCTCTTTTTGCATATTTGTTGCTGTTTTGTTGCTCCGACTGACTGTTAAACAGTCAAACCACGTTATAAATCACTGATTTACAAGTCATAACAAAAGTACTGTGTCGGAAAATAAAAAAGAGTTATTGCTGTCCGGTAAACTTCCAAACGGCACAAGAAAGCTTCCCGAAGCCCTTTAGAATAGGACTTCGGGGTTTCTTTTTCAAAAAGCAAGCCCCCTAATCAAATAATGATGGTTCTAGTGGTGGGGATTTAGCTCTTTCAGCCCAAATTGCACACTCATCCTTTTGGGGATCTTCCATGAAAGCGATGAAATTGGTGTAATACATGAGTGTCAATCTAAGCATGGTTACGATTTGAGAAAAAGAAACGTGTCTTTTAATCATTCTGGACAGTACTGTGCACAAGAGATTGGCGATGAGTACCACCCAGGTTTGTATCTGGATGGCATTCACGCTCTCACCATAGAAAAAGTGCAAAG